TTCATTAAATTTGCTTCGTGTGGTTCAATTGGTACAACTCTAACAATTTCATCATCAGTAGTGCAAATATTAAGTAAAAATCGGTTTTTAATTTCCTTAGATTGTTTTGTCTTGCTCATTTTGAAATGGGTTTTTTTCTTGAATTGAAATTGATAAAAATTTGTTGTTTGACTTGCCAAATTTGACCCAACCGGCAACTTCATAAAATTTGTCGTCTAATTTTACCCAACCTTGATAATCGGGTTGTTTTTCATTTTTTTTGTTCGTTACGGCGTTCATTGAGCCATAACCATTCAGGAGGGATTGTAGATACTCGTTTTTCATTTTTTTTTTGTTTTTTGAAGTAAAGAATAAAAGATATAAAATAGGTTAATAAGTAAACTATTATTGTGAGCGGAATAGACACAACAAATAGATATACTATTGCAATAAATTTTATTAGTAATTTTTTCATTGAAACGAATTTTCCAACATTTTTATTTCGTGGTTATAATGCTCAATTGAAGCATCAATTAAAATACGAATTTCAAATGCTAAATCAAACGGAATATCGTTTTCATTAACGGATAAGAATTTTCCCCCTGAACCATAAAAAAAGATTGTAACTTGTTCGTATGGGGTAAGTGAGCGGAGCGCCTCTAAACGCTGAATTTTGGATTGCGCTGCGGCAATTTGACCCAAAATTTTTTGGTCGGTGTTAAATGTCATAAGATAGGGTTTTTTGTTTTGTAGGCTAAAATTATACATAAATAATTGAAACCACCAAATATTTTTTTATTATGGGCAAAAAAATACCCCCAAAATAGAAATTTCGGGGGTTTTTCCTTACTTGCTTGTATTTAACCCTATCTATAACAAAAATAAATCAGCCTCAGCCTTCCTTCGCCTTGTTAAACCGGGTATTTCAACCAATATACCGGCTGAATTACGCCCTTTGTTCCATTTTAAAAACTCCGCCGCAACTTCGCTTTTAGGACTTCCGGCGTTTAATTTTCTTAATAAAGTAGACGTTTGTAGAGCGCCTAACCCTAAATTATAGGCAAAAGACGTTAAACTATCCAATTGGTTTTGATTAATGGGTACTTTAACTAACTTTTTAACGCCCGTTGCAAATTTCCCGGCATCTAATCGTAACCAACGTAACGCCGTTTCTTTGTCGATTATATCGCCTTCCTGAATTTTTCGTTTTAAATCGTGGTTATACGTTGTGCCATATCCAATAGTCCAAATATTGCCCGTATCACGATAAGATTTAAGGCGTTCTCCTTCAAAATCTTTAATAAAATTAAGTGCTTTTGCAGAAACTCCCATAGCGGTTGCCGTTGTAAGTAATAAAACAATTGCAGCCACAACTATAATTTTTGTTGTGGTTGTCATTATTTTCTATTGTTTAGGTTAATATCACTATCCTTTGCGGCTACTAAACCCAAACCGGTTAAAATTGCGGTTACACCGCCCGGAATATCGCCTTTAATGATCGTTGCTACACCAGTGATTAAAGTGCCTAAACCAAATAGGCTTGTTTTCCAATTTTTAAACATAAACTATTTTTTAGTTACAAAATCTAATTTTGTTTCAATTCGTGCCAACCTATCTAATATTTCAGTATTTGAATTATTGTGTCGCATCAAATCTTTTTCAATTTTATCTAAACGGCTTTTTGTGGTAAAATAAAAACCACTTGCCACCGCTACAAAAGTAAATACACTAACTATCAATTCTAATTGCATCATCTACGGGTTTATCTTGTTTTGTTAGTTGCATTTGTATATGATTATATGAATTTGCCGCTAAAAATGTAGCGTCCATATTTTCAAATAAACCGCCTTTTGCGGCTGCATCTAAAATTTGTTTAATTACGCTTAATGCTTGTTCGTTTGTCATAGATTTTTATTTTAAAGTTAAATTAAATTAAGGTAAGGTTTAATAATGTTGCCGCCCATTGATAAGCTGAATTATTAATATTTGCATCATCACTCCATAAATCATAATCGGGGTTAGTCATTGTTAATTCCCCTTTTGTTAATGGTGTTAAATTAACATCAAATAATTGCCAATTAAAAATTGCAGTATTTAATAAATTGTCAAAAATAGATTGTAATTCAAATTGGGTTGCAGTTACTTCACTACCATTAACCCACAATTGTATTGGTTGAATATTTTTCATTTTATTTATTTTAATTATTATTTACTACACACCCTCTTGCTTGTAATGTAGCTTTTGCGGCTAAACCGGTTGCGGAAGGTGTGGATGAAGTACCGGTTATTGTAACGGTTCTATTACTAAAAATAGTAGTTCCACCCGTTCCGTCTAATGCGGCTAATCTTACTAAAATATTGTCTACACTTGCTTGATTTAATGCGCAACTTGTAAATATAACATTTCCCGTACCATTACTACCAACTTGCAATAGACCTGAACCAAATGTAAAAGTTGTTAATGCAGCAGTACCACTTGTAAAACCAAAATTATTAAATATTCTTATGATACTTGGTAATGTAACTGATGTTAATGCTGGGCAACCCTGAATTTGTATAGAATTTGTGGTTTGTCCATTTCCTACATATTGTAATGCGGCAAAATTAATAGAAGGTAAATTTGTTAATCCCGTACCTATTTGAATTTGTGTACCTACAATTTGTAAACTATTTAAGTTTATTGATGTTAAGCCTGACTGAGTATTTATTGCTATATTTTGTCCAACACTTACTAGATTTGAAAATGAAATAGTATTAATTGTTGCCTCATTATTATTAGATATATTTAATTGAAATACTGATAATAAATTATTAAAAGATATAGAAGGTATATTGTTAAGATTTTGAAAACTTAAATTTCCTCCAACTCTTTGTAATAATGGAAAATTAATATTTGTTAATAATGAAAAATTATTAAAATTTATAACACCAAAAATAGCTATTAAATTAGGAAAACTAATTGATGTAATATTAGTTGCACCACTAAGAATATTTAAATTACCATCATATACTTCTAAATCGCACGTTAAACTTGTAACACCTTGCCCTGAATTTGATACCAATAATTCCCCTACTTTTGTATATCCACTATAAGTTACTCCGTTTATAGTACCAATAAAACCTGTTATTCCCTTATATGTATATGCTGCCTGTACATTTGTTGAAGTTGTAAATGTAATTGTAGGTAAAGTTGCGCCACCACCACCGGCGTTTATAGTACCACTTGAAATAGTTATACCCGTTCCGGCAGTTATTACGCTTCCGTCCGCCGCTAATATTTGCGCTGACGTACCGCCCGATTTAACTAAACTATTTGCCGTTAATGTGCTTGTAATTTTTGCAGTACCCGTAATTTGTAAACGCTCCCCCGTATCTATTGTACTATTTACTAAAAAATTTCGTGCGCTTGAAATTCTTGCCGCCTCTTGAGTATTTACACCATTATAAATTCCGAATAAAATAGGACTTGCCGTTGTATTACTATTAAATACACACATATCCCCGTTTACAGAACCTTGTATAAAATTATTTGCAGATGTTGAAATACCAAAACCAATTTGTTGTGTTGCACCCGTACCGGCATTATTAATTCTTAAACTTGGTGCATTTGCTCCAATTACAACAATGTGGTTATCGGCGGTGGCATTATTTACAACTAATCTACCACTTGTAGTTGTTTGCGCTCCTATAAATGTTTGACCCGTTGTTTTAATACTAAAACGCTCTAAATTACTTACAACATCAAAAACAGCATAATCATTTGCACCGGCATTATACGAATTACCAATTCGCCACAATGCAACGCCGCTATTTTGAAATGCAATTTTAGTATCGTTTGTTGCCGTTGTTTGATTTAATCTTATTAATTGACTTTGCCCGTGATTAATTTGTAAAGCCGTTCCCGGTGCATTTGTACCAATTCCCAAATGTCCATTTACACTATCCCACCATAAATTATTCTCTCCGGTAATTGCATTTGTACCACTAAAAAATGCTACTTGACTTGCCGCACCGCTACCGGTATTATATGTATTACTATCAAGAGTGCCATCGCCTTTTAAAAATTGAGTTGATGTACCACCGGTAACAATAAATTTACTTGCCGTTAATGAATTAGCAGTTGCATCATAAGTTAAACCACTATCCCCAAAAATTGAATTTGTACCATTCCAAAGTGCTATTTGTCCATTAGCACCGCTACCGGTATTATATGTATTACTATCAAGAGTGCCA